TAGTTGATAAAACGTCATATGAGTGTTACTACCTAGAAAATTATGCAGCGCCGGAGATAAACATAACACTTTTATCAGAAGAAGGAAAGCCAATTTATCACATCATATGTTATCAAGCTTGGCCGGTAGAAGTTGTTCCCCAACCCATAGCATATGCAGAGAATGACGATTATCTAAAATTAGAAGTTAAAATGGCATATTATAACTGGGATTTCAAGGTTGGGGCCACCGAATCTTTTACTGGCGCAGGCGATCCTGCTCCAGCACCGGTTATAATAAATTATGGCAAGCTTAACACGTTAATAGAATCTACTCAACGAGCATCTCGTTCATTCTTAAATAGCATACCACAGATAATTGGAGAATCACTAGGGGGATGGTTTCAAGCAGTTGATAGTGCCATTAGTTCTACGCTGGATTCTGTTAATAATGCAATTGACACGGCATTAGATAGTGTCATTGATAATTCTGATGATAGCCCAAAAAATGTTGGAAAGAATCCGAAAGGAAGAAAAAGAACACCAAAAGTCTCGAAAATTTAGTTTATATTATTAGGAGAAACTTATGTCATTACCGCAAATTGTTGTGCCACACTTTGAATTGAAAGTGCCTTCAAGTGGAAAAACTGTAAAATGTAGACCTTTCCTTGTCAAAGAAGAAAAGATTCTTCTTATGTCATCGGAGAGTCAAAACGAAAAGGAAATACTAAACTCAATTAAACAAGTATTAGATAACTGTTTAATTGAAAAAAATGGACATAATATCGAACAGTTAGCAATGTTTGATGTTGAGTATCTGTTTTTAAAGATTAGGGCCAGATCAAAAGGAGAGAAAATTGTTTTAAGATTCAATGGAATTGTTGATTCGGAATGTGAAGAATGTAAAAAATCTAAAACCGTCGAGATAGATTTAAATCAATTGGATATAGTAAGAGATCCGAATCATAACAAGAAAATTACTTTAACAGATACCATATCTGTAGAGATGGCGTACCCACGAATATCCTCTATTAAGAATATAGATTTGAAAGAAACAACTGAATCATTATTATTGTTTGACTTAATAAGGACTAATATTGAATGTATATACGACGATAAACAAGTATACTATACAAAAGACTTTACTCAAGAAGAACTAGATGCATTTCTAGAGAGTCTAACATCTGAACATCTAGAGAAGTTAGTGAGCTTCTTCTTGACTATGCCTAGAATAGAACATGTGATTGATTTAAGTTGTGGAACATGTGGTCGAAAGGACGTTCAGGTACTGAACGACTTGAAAAGTTTTTTTCGATAAGCCTTTGTGATGATACATTAGAAAATAGATATAAGACTAACTTTCACTTGATGTACCACCAGAAATTTAGTCTTGAGGAACTTGAGAACATGATCCCGTTTGAGAGGGAGATCTACTTAATGTTATTGAATGAACAGATAAGGAAAGAGAACGAAGAAATGCAAAAAGCAGCACAAAGGAAATAAATGAAACCAAGAAGAATACCAATTAGATTCAACTTGCCCGACGGTTTGGTTGTAAGAAAAAATCGTCGAAGAATGGCGTGGGTATCCCTAATAGCCATGATAGTTATTGTTGTATTAAGTATGTTCTTTGTCTCTGAGACTAGAATTGGACCGGTTAGTGATATTATACAAACTCTGTTTTATTGTTTATCTGCTATTGTACTTGCATATAATGGAGTGGCGGTATTTGATGATAAGAATTTAATGAGTCAGAAAGACGAGAGTAACGATACACGGGATGAACAGAGCGAAGAAGAAGCAATAAAATCTGGGAAAGGTAAGTAATGGCATCCACAGGAAATCCAAAAATAGACCAGTTAGTCAAACAATATGAGACTCTAAAGAAAGAATTGGAGAAGGCAGGGTATGACTTAAGTAGAGATTTTGCTGCCTTACAAGATGCGGTTGACCCAATACTAAAGTTAGAGGGGTATGCTACCATCGGGGAATTCCTTAAGATATATAATGAAGAAATGAAAGCCTTTAGTGGAAAGGTTAAAAAAACTAGACAGAAAGTAAAGAAACAGAGGCAACAAACAGAAAAAGAATTAGAAGGTATACAGAAACTAATTAAATCATTAAATAAAGATCTAATAGAATCTCTTCCAGAGAATGAAAAAGAATACGAAAAACTTACCCTAGCTCTAGAAGAAGAAAGAGAGGCATTCAAAAAGACACATGGAGCATATAGTAATTACAGTAAAAAGATTCATAGTGAATTAGAGAATATAATTGCAGGTGCAAGAAAAGCAGAAACTTTCAAAGAGACAAGACAATATCTCAAACAGAACGAAATACTCAATAAGATAATAAAAGATAATTTTGAAGACACTATCGAGAGGGCAAATTTAGTTACTCAGATTGAAAAACAGAATGCGGTGTTACAGAAAGACCTAGCTAAAAAATCTAGTTTATTCAATCGCACTAAACAATTTCTTGGTAAAAACAAAGTAAACATTGCATCTCTAGTAAGTATTGCTTCTACGAACAATCCCATAGCTATGTGGTTAACTGAATCTGCACTTGGTAGCGGAGACAAATCTCGACAACAAAGAAAGGCTCTTGAGTCATATAAGATAAAACAATTAGCAGGAATACGGGCTGGACTAAAATCTGGTAGAGGTTTAGATGATTTTTATGCAGATTCTGGTGCTGGAAAGAGGGGGCAAGGAATCGGGAGAACATTAGCAACCGGTGTGGAAAACGTAGAAAGCAGTCTGGTTTATAGAGAACTAAAAGAACAAACTGTCTTACTAAAAGATGTTGTTACAATATTAAATAAAAGTCAAGGTCTACAGGAAGCTGCCAAGGACTCTAATGCTAGACTAGCGGAAAGTCTAGAACAGAAAGACATGGAGAAGAAAATAGAAAGTGAACGAACAACAGGAATGGTTGCAAAAGCTGGAGCTACCGGTATACCAGGATGGAGGACCGACAAACCCACCGCAGGAAAAGGAGTATTTGGTACGGTCGTAGACGCCGCTGAGAATATAATATTGACTGGATTGGGTGGTCTTGGTGGGGCCGCTATCGCCTCTAGAACAAAAGCCGGAACCGTAATTGCTCAGGCTGGATCGGCACTTGCTAATAGATTGGGATTTGGCAAAATCGCTGGTGCAGGGAAAACCATATCTGGTTTTGGTGGAAGAGGAACGGGAAGATTACTGACCGGAGGGCTTGGCGGGAGGACCGCTAGCGCGGTAGGCATGGGAGGAAGGGCATTGGGATTGGGAGGTAGACTACTAGGGGCACCGCTTTCCGCTGGATTGGTTGGACTTGACATATATAGCGCAATAAAGGATGCAGAGAGTGAGAGAAGACCAGAAGGAGTGCAAAGCAAGGCAGCAACTGTTGGAGGCAAGATGGCATTGCGTACCGCCTTGGCCGCTGCTGGAGCTGGGGGCGGGGCATTATTTGGTGGAGTTGGTGCATTACCTGGAGCAATCGCAGGATACACCGTTGGAGCAATAGGCGATTTAGTTGCACCGGAAGCATCACAGGAAGTGGCTGCTAAAGCAGCTAGAGGAATACAAAGTATACAGAATTTTGGTGATAAAGCGATATTAGAAGGAGCAGATGTAAAAGACTCTTTCTTAAAACAATTAAATAATATAGTCGGAATAGTTGATAAATCTGCTGCCAAAAGAAATATTGCAATAGATGCTAGAATGCAAAAAAGACGTAAAATGCAAGAGCAGTATACGTCGGAAAGAATGGCCAGGAAATCTCCAGAAAAAATACCAAACATTCCAACACTATCTACTGGATTCAAACCAATTAGAACCGAAATTGATAGGGTCAGAGAACTAGAGGGTCAGGGAAAAATACCAATGGTTCCAGATACTATTGTAAATGGTATTAAGATGTCTCTAGATAGACAGGGTTATATTATTAGTGAAGAAGGATATTTAATTGATAAGAGAACTGGTTACACTGCCTCTATGGAAATTCAGGCCAAGATTAAAGACTCACTTGCCAAAAAAGGATATATAATAGACGAGTTTGGGGATATTCATTATAGTGAGAAGAAAGGATTACAAGTCCTAAGAAAAACAAATATAAAAGGATACAGAAAACAACATAGAGAAAAAACTAGAAGACGAAGAAGAAGTCAGATAGCTAGAGAACTAGCAAGCGTTAATCAACAGAATGTAGCAGCACAACAATCAAATGTCTTATCTGTTACAGAAAAAGGACTTGCTGTGCAGAGTTCGCCAGTTCCACAACCAGCACCAACACCAACTGGGAGTGGCATGCTGGGTTCGGTGTCTCAGAAATATGAATCAGGTAACAGAGGCGCAGGGACAATATCAAGTGGTAAGGGGGATGCTGGTGGTGTGTCTTATGGAACATACCAACTATCTAGCAAGGCCGGAACACTTGGAAGATTTCTTCTAACATCTGGCTACGGATCTTATTTTTCTGGATTATCTCCTGGAAGTCCCGAATTCAACCAGAAATGGAGAGAGTTAGCGGCCTCCGATCCGCAGTTTGGTGTAGCACAACACGATTTTATCAAACAGACACACTATACTCCGGCGAGTTTGATGTTACAGAAGAGTGGAATCGATTTAAGTAGCCGTGGAGCGGCTGTTCAAGAAGCACTTTGGTCAACATCTACACAATACGGCGCTTCTGGAGCGAACTCTGTATTTAAGAAGGCGCTTCAGGGAAGGGACCTGGCAGGAATGTCGGATGCTGATATAATAAATGCAGTTCAAGAATATAAGGGGGCCAATGTCTCGTCTCATTTTAGAAGTTCAAGTTTAGATGTTCAACAAGGAGTTGCTAATAGAATCAAAAACGAACAACAAGATCTATTGGCAATGGCAAATAGAAGTTTGGCTCCAAACATATCACAGAATGCTCAGACTTATTTGGCACAAAACCAAACAAATGGTCAAATGAAACTAGCTTCTTCGGCTGCTGTGCCGAGACAGACAACAGTAAACAACATAACCTCTCCGGCGCAACAGCGAGGTTTAACGGCTACACAGACCCCAAGAGGGGCACCCAGGGGGAATGAATACGCGCTTCAAGCCGCCCTGAATGCCGATTATTGCGGATCTTTTAGCTAATTACTCCTCCATTAAGGACTTCAATAAAGCATCTGTATCATCGTCTGCTACTACCGGCGGCTTAGGAGCGGGTGCCTTGGCTGCTGGTGCTACTGCGGGTTTGGGGGGTTGTTTTGTTTGAACCGGAGAAGTCTTCAAAGTAGCTGGTTCAGATACCTTGTCCTTTAGGCCCATGAACTCTGCGATTGTCTCCTCGTCCTCTTCTGCTGCCTTTGGTGCTACTGGTTCAACTACCTTTGGAGTAACATCAACCTCCTCTTCTTCTTCGATGTTTGCCTTAGCGGTAGTTGCTGCGGCATTAAGAACAAGTTCAAAACGCTCTTTAAGCTGTTCATATGGCTTAAAGTTATTGGGGTCAATAAACTCCTTAAGATCATGTACCTTACCCAATATTTCTTCAAGTTGTGCTTCGTCATCTGTTAGTGGGCCACATTCGGCAAATACACTCTTCTCGTAATTTGTGTAGCCTTCTACCTTACGAATGCGGAGCTTAAAGTTAGCGCCGGTTTCTGGGTCAAAGGGATTAAATCCCTGTTCGTCTTTAAACTGAGGAATCATTGCATCCATGATTTTATCGAATAGTTTCTTTCCATATTTAAACAGAAAGACTTTACCTTCGTTCTCTTTAGCTAGGGGATCTGCAATAACATAAACATTTGAAATATACGATAGCTGACGCTTTCTACCCTGCTGACCAGGCTTTCCTTGAACTAGCTCTTTGTCAGAAGCATTACCGCTGTTCCACAATACTGCGTTGTTCTCGCAGATTGGACATTTACCTTTTACAGTAGTTGGACATTTTTCAATGTACCATTGTCCGTTAACGGTATTTTGAAAAGAGTGAGAAAATGTCTGGACAAATAAGCCGTTTTGGCTACTAGGATCTGATGCGATAACTGGCAGAAATCTAATTACCGCTGCGGCATTGCCTGCCTTATCGCGGGTGGCTAACCAGAAACGATTATCACTATTCTGATAAGAAGTACCGGACTTGGCCTCCTCCATTTTCTTTGAAACAGTTTCAAATACAGAATTTCTATTTTTGCGTAACTCATTCAACAGTGACATATTTTCTCCTAATAATAAAGGTTACTGTATTATGTTGGCATATTAACAGAACTGTTCCTAATGTCAACAATTTTCTCTCTGATAAATCTTCGTATTTCTTGAATCAATTCTTGACCGGCGTACTTATATATAAACCCCTGATATTTAACACATTTCTTATATACTGTTGGCCAGATGATATTCTCTTTGATGTTATCGTTCCAATATTGAAAGTTATGGATTATGGAATCAAAGAAAATCATCGTCTCTATACTGATAGTATTCTGAAGGTAATATTGTAATGCTAATGGATGTTGACCATTAATGGCAACAAATAATTCTGGGAATCCTTTTTTAGTCTCAAACATTATATCAAAAATCTTTTCGAAGTCTTGTTGTACAGAATATTTTAGACTCTCGTTCTTTTTCTTCCATTCATAAAATAAATCTAATGTTGAATCATCGAATGCTTCCCCAATCCATAAATTAGAATTTAAAAGCATATTAGCAACAAAGAATTTCTCAACCTCATCTTCAGTTCCAAGTTTCTTGGCTAGTTTCTCAAAAAAATATTTGTCTGGTCTTTTATTATAAGATAATGGGTTGGCTTTCATTTTCCCATTATATTTGAAGTAGTCGTACTTCTCTTGAGAGAAATGAGTCTTAATCGACAAATATTTCACGTAACAATTATATCCATTCATATTATTTTCTTGGACGGCGATTCCTTTTCTTACCATGTCCGAAACCGAACATGTTAGTATCACATGCTTCTTCCCATATCTTCTTCAGTATTTTTGGAGTTAGAAGTCTCTTAATCCTAGCGTTGTCTAAATCAATTCCATTCTTTGTCAAATAGTGGATTGCACTTTCTAAATATGTTAGATTCTTGTTTGCAACCAAGCTCTCTATCTCTTTTGAGAACTCTTTTGAGTCCCTTATTTTAAGCATTTATTTTTCCTTTTGGATGTTTCTTTTTTATTTCTTTTAGTCGATCTCTGAACCAGTGCGGTCTAAGATCCTTTGTTCTCACGTCTGCGAGTCCTCCGTATGTCATTGCCATCTCAACCCTGTCTCCACATATTGGACATGGAAGTTCAGTTGGCAACGTTCTTTCATCGATAGTATGTGTCTCCTCAAACATGTGTTGACACTGTGTGCATTTATATTCATATAATGGCATGTTATTATTCCTTGTTTACTTTCTTAGCATAGTCTGTCTTGTAGAATCCTGATCCGTGAAAGATTGGTGTAAAGGTTGACATTAACTTATCAACTTTAATACTCTGACAATCTGGACACGTAACTTCAGAATCTTTATTCGATACAAGCATTTCGAAGGTTTTATTACAATTTTGACAATGATAGTCGTAGATTGGCATTGAGAATAAACCTATTAAACTATTCAAATATAGTTACATTATAGGCATTTTAATAGAAATGTCAATTACGTATTTATGCACTTTTCTGGTGTTCTTCCCAATATTTTTTCCAGTAGGCATCATAGTACTCTTCAAGTAATCTATTCATATTATCTTGCTGTTCTTTATACTTCTTTAGACGGGAAAGGAAGTCCTCTGCTTTAAGCCCTAAGTCCACAAGCTCAGCTATTCTCTTCTGTTCGACCTTGTGTTGATTGTATATTGAGGTGAGTTTGTTATATAATAATACATTGGCTACTACCATATAAAAAACGATAACTACTTTGGTTGATTTCATTAGAAAATTTCTATTTACCTCACCGTTATAGTATACTATTTTCAGTATATTATAACTAATTAATAATACTAATAAAAAACAAGGTATTAGAAATAATAGATAACTGGG